CCGGCTAATGAGCCTGGCACAATCCATTTATTTAAGGATTGCCCAGAGGAATATTCGGAGCACCTACGGTCAGAGGAAAAGCAAGAAATCCGAAATGTAAAGACCGGAGCAGTTACAGTGCAATGGAAACCATTAACCAGTCATCCAACAAATCACTTGTTGGATACGTGTGTATACAACGCCATGGTGGCGGACTCGGTAGGTGTTAAATACCTACCTGAATATAATCCGGATACCGATGAGGAGGACGAAGATACGGATGATGAAGGCTTTAACGCAGATAGCAGAGGTTGGTTTAGTTAAGAAGGAGGTGAGACCATGAGCGCAAGAGAAGACTTGGAGCGTATTCGAACGATAATCGAGGAAATCGAGACGAATGGATACGCCGAGATGTCTGTAGGTGGTAAGCGATTTAAGACGCATGACCTGCCGACATTATACGCCCGTGAGCGTGAGTTAATGGCTCGCGTTGATGATGAGGCAGGTAATAGCACGACATCCTACGTGTCATGGGAGCGACGATGAATATACTCGATAAGGTAATAGCTTATTTCAATCCAGAACGCGCTGCCCGTAGAGCATATTTCCGTAGTTCGCTTGAACGTGGATATGATGCGGCGTCAACAGACCGATTGAGTGGCGACTGGATGCCAGTATTTGGTACAGCTGAACAAGTAGCATCAGGCCAACGTGATTTGATCCGAGGTCGGGCACGTGCAGCAGAACTTAATAGTGACCTCGCTGAAAGTGTTGTATTGGCATTACTACGGAACGTAGTAGGTACAGGAATAAAGCCACAGTGCAAAATTAAGACCCGCGCAGGAAAGCTGAATGAAAGACTCAATAAGAAGATTGAGGAGGCTTGGTCTGACTGGGTGGATAAAGAGAATGCGGATATCCGAGGAATATCTACGTTCTATGAATTGCAGGAAATGGCTCTGCGCCGAATGGTCTATGACGGGGAAATCTTAGTTAATATGACCTCCGAAGGCGCAGATATACCACTATCATTACAGCTTATCGAGGGCGAGAATATCGGAGCCGTATCGGTAAGCGAGAACGGCAACAGTATTGTTAATGGTGTGGAAGTTAATAAATACGGAAGACCAATAGCCTATCATGTATTCCAAACAGACCCATTAGGAATACGGTCGTTTAACGAGGCAAGGCTACCAAGTAATAGGGCTTTCCTATTACATAAGCCTCGCAGACCTAGTGAACTGCGCGGGGTTAGTATGTTAGCCCTCGTATTAAAGCGTATTCATGACGTAGATGAATATATGGATGCTGACCTTATAGCGGCTCGTGTAGCAGCATGTTTTGGTGCGTTTGTAACAAGTAATACTGGGAGTAACCCGATAGTTGCAAATAAGATTGACAGTAAAGGCAAGAAAGTTCGTTCAATGGCACCAGGAATTATCCAACATCTACGTGCAGGTGAATCAATTTCATTTGCGGAACCTAAGCGAAATGCAGGAACCGCATCAGAATATTCGGCGACCCAAACAAGACGCATAGCGTCAGGTATGGGTCTAAGCGCGGACATAGTGACGCGCAATATTAGTGGTAACTTCTCCGCAGCTCGGCAGAATATGCTGGAGGACCAGCAATCATTCAAGCAGATGCAGCGTTTTATAATTGAGCATTTTTGTATGCCTGTATGGCGGGCTTTCATTGAAGCATGCTATCTAAAGGGAATTATCCCGGCCAATGACTATGCAGCAAACCCAAAACTTTATAAGAAAGTAGCGTGGTTAGCTCCAGGCTGGTCTTGGATTGACCCTGTTAAGGAAGTTAATGCTAACAAGGAAGCCATTAAGGCAGGACTCACAACGCTCGAGGACGTATGTAGTGCATCTGGTAAGGACTGGGAAGAAGTGCTTGAACAGCGGAAGCTGGAACAAGACCGCATTAAGGAATTGGGTGTTGCCCTTGATATGAATGGGGACATAACGAATCTAGCGGATGATAACGCCACTGATATGAAAGGAGATGATAGCTAGTGGGAAAATTTGCAAAGAAGCAGCTCTTAGGTAAGTATGCCCGAGAGGCGCAAATTACAAATATCGAAGCGAACGATGATCGTACCGTCGAATTGTCCTTCTCCTCTGAAGAGCCATATGAAAGATGGTTCGGAACAGAGATATTGTGTCATGACGACGGATGCATTAACCTAGACCGCTTTAATAATGGTTTGGGTACAGTGTTATTCAATCACGACCGTGATGCCGTAGTCGGACACATCGAGAATGTGTGGATTGAAGACAATCGCGGCAAAGCAATCGTTAAATTCGACGAGGACGATGAGTCTGAAAAGATTTATCAAAAAGTGTTAAAAGGCACGCTACAAGGCGTGAGTGTCGGATATTCCATAAGCCGATACGAGGAATTAATTGATTCCGATTCCAAAAGCTCCAACGGTCGATTTACTGGTCCGGGTTATGTAATCACAGACTGGGAACCATTGGAAATTAGTATTGTGTCCGTCCCTGCGGATCCAAGTGTAGGGGTAGGCAGAAGTGTAGATGATAATGAGGAGGAACCTATGAAAGGTGATGCAAAAGCAAAAGGCACTGAGCAAAACGTGCCACAAGTAGTACCGGAAGTACCAGAGTCCGGAGTTAAAGGTTTTAATGCGGATGACGCTAAAAAGTTGATTGCGGCAGAACGTGAACGCGTATCTACAATCACAAGTTTGTGCCGTGATTTCGAAGTTGACGGTGTAGATGAATTCATCAAATCTGGCAAATCTGTTGCCGAAGTTCGTGAGGCAGTAATGGATGCGTTGCGTGAACGCAATAAACCAGTAATCACTAAAGTCGGTGAAGCAGATTCTGATAAGTTCCGCATGGCCATGCAGGACGCTTTGATGATGTCTGCAGGCATCCCAGTTGCAAATCCTGCACCAGGTGCAAATGAACTTCGTTCTATGTCCTTGATGGAATTAGCTCGCGAGTCTTTGGTTCGTGAAGGCTTAACCACTAACTATGCTGACCGATTGGAATTGGCACGTGAAGCAATTAACTCCACATCCACATTCCCAATTGCTTTGTCTAACGTAGCAAATAAGTCCTTGGTACAAGGCTATGAAACTGCACCGGCTACATTCGATGCATGGACCGGCAAAGGTAGTAACCGTGATTTCAAACCGGCAAAACGTATTTTACTTTCTGAAACAGCTGAATTGAAACTCGTTCCTGAAGGTGGACAATTCAAGGATTCTAAGTTGGAAGAAGCTGGTAACGACGTTCGTGTATTAACATACGGTCGTACATTCAGCTTAACACGACAAGCTATCATCAATGATGATTTGGGTGTGTTCAAAGATATCGCTTCCAAATTTGGTCGTTCTGCAAAGGATACCATCAACAGCATGGTGTACGGGTTGCTAACAGGTAATACCGTATTGAGTGACGGTAAAGCACTATTCGGTACTGATAGAGGCAACTTGGCGGCTACTGGTGCTGAATTAAGTGTTGCATCTTTATCTGCGGGTGTAGCAGCAATGCGCCGTCAAAAGCATATTGGCGAAAATCGCAATTTGAACATCGCACCTACATATTTGATTATTCCGCCAGAACTCGAAGCATTGGCTTACGAATTGGTTAAATCCACAGTGGACCCAGCTCGTAGCAATGATACAGTTAACCCATTCGGCGGTCGATTCACTATTGTAGTTGATGCGGCATTAACAGATCCACACGCATGGTATTTAGCAGCTCGTCCTACAGATGTTCAAACTATCGAAGTAACGTACTTGAACGGTGTTGAAACACCTCGATTGGAAACACAAACAGGCTTTAAAGTTGACGGCATCGAGTACAAAGTAGCAATGGATTGCAACGCAACAGCGCTCGACTTCCGTGGCTTGTACAAAAACCCTGGTAAATAATTAGTAATTGATTTAGGAGGTAACTAGATATGGCACAATTTATTCAAGAATTAGATCGTATTGATTTTAAAAATGCAGCATCCGATATGATTGCCGTAGGGGACATTGTCCCTGTCGGCAAAATGCACGGTGTGGCGATAACTGATATTGCGCCTGGTGCAATCGGTGCGGTTAAGGTCACAGGATGTTTTACAGTTGATGCAGTTGTGACAGAAGCATTTACAGTAGGTGATGTTGTGTATTTTGATAAAACGCAAAAGCGTGCAACTAAAACAGACACAAATCCAGTATTGGGCATTGCCATTTCTGCAAAATCTGCAAGCGCTAAGACCGTTGATGTAGCTCTTTGGCCTAATGTAGAAAAGTAATGTAAGGGCGGGCATACGCCCGCCTACTCCATAGGAGGTAATGCACTATGAAATTAGGATATAAGCCTAATGCGCTGCTTTCTGTATTTGGCGAAAAGATTACTTACAAGGGCCAGTCTATAAAAGCTAGCGTGGAGATTGGCGAATATGACGGCAAAGGGTCCGGATTTGTCGATAAAGCATTAGCTGATAAAGCTCAGATTTGGGTGCGTGCTAAGGACGTACCTAATCCCCATCCAAAAGACGAAGTGTATATCAACGGTGAGAAATGGTACGTTGATCACGTTTCAAACTTTGACGGCACGATGTATTGTTTGGAAATTGTCCATAACGTGAGGGCGGTGAGACCGTAATGAGTAATGAACCTATTACGATTACAGACACATCCACACCGTATCTGAATTTCATTGCAGAAACAAAACCGGACTGGATGCGTAAGGCATTAAAGTCAACAGGTTGGATGATGCAAAAGGAAATCAAGCAGGGCATTCGGTCAGGTGCACCGGGCGGACGTAAGTATCCTAACTTCATGGCACCTGCGCGACGTGCTGCATTTGAATCAGCATTTGGTGCGAAACTTCGAAAAGCTTACCAAAGTGGCGGACGAGCTGAACGAGAGGCCTGGGGCTCTAAATCGCGAAATTCCTTACTTGATATGGGTATTAGCGCCAGGACAATCGGATACAGTCCTCTAGGTAAGTTATCGAATGCAGTCGGATATCAATATGACAAGGGCAAACAATCCGTCCGAGTTGGGTGGTTATCCAATTCGGCAAAACGATTGGGTGAACGAATTGAAGAGGGGTACACTAAGCAGATTACTGAGCCTATGCGCAAGAAGTTATTTGCAGCAGGCGTACCATTGCCAAAGGGTAAATCGATGTTCAAAATTCAGCCACGTCATACTTACGGCCCTATGAAAACCGCACTACAGCCTAAACTTAAACCTTATATCGAGGGTAAGATAGGCGACTACGCTATTTATGGCCCGGCAGCACAATCCGCGTCACGACGGAACTACAAGGTAAGGTGATTTGATGCAACAGACAATTCCAATGTCACGCATTGTCAATCGATGGGCTGAGGCTCTAGCGAACGACGAGGCGTTGACTAAATTTTGCAATGACAAATATGGAAAGCCGGCGCAACTGTATATCGGTTATGACGATGTTGATGCCCCGCTTGAAGATGACTGCCCTTGCATCATATTACTGCCAAGTAATAAAAGCGAAGGGCTTGCGGATACCTACACATATTCATTAATGATCGTTTGGGGTATTGTCCATGAAAGTGCAACTCGTGTTAAGAACATTATTCGATATGATGGAGCGCTAGAATCAGACAATCTAGGGCAGCTAATTATTGAATGCATTTGTAAGGTGAATCCGGCGTTCCCAATAATCGACATTGACTATGAATTAGACTCAATGAATTGGCGCCCAGTGTTTACTGGACGTTTAACAGCTACTATAGAGATTCCGCATGTAATCGGCGGAAATATTGAATATTAAAGGAGGAAATGCATATGGCAACAGCGAAACGCGCACAGGGCTCTCAGTCACATGTGGCGATTGCGTTTGAGGCGGATTTTGGTACAACGCCAACTACTGGCGGTGTCATCACTCCGATTATTTCTAGCTCCGTAAAAGCTAGTCAAAATTTAAACGACTCCACAGTAATCCGTGGCGATCGTAATCCCGCAGCGCCATTCCGTGGCAACATCGACACGTCCGGTAGTTTAACCGTGCCTGTTGGTGTAATCGACATCGGATACTGGCTAAAAGCTGCATTTGGTCAACCGACTTCTAATACAACTGGCCAAGCACCAAATAAGAAGTCTGAGCACGTATTTAAAATCGGTAATACGATGCCGTCGCTAACTATTGAACAGGGCTATCCTGATGTTAACGTGTTCCAACAATTCGCCGGTGTGCGAGTTAGTAAATTAGGCTTTAAATTTGGCGGTGATGCTGAATTAAATGCATCTGTGGATGTAATGGGCTGTAAGGAAACATTAGCGACCACTACATTTGATGCTGCAGCTAAGGCTCTAAATTTCTTACCATTCCAAAATCTTAATGCAACCATCAAAGAGGGTGGCGTTACTGTGGCCAATATTCTAAGTTGCGATATCAATTTTGATTTTGGCTTGGATGGCGATTCTTACGCTATCGGCGGTAAAGGCTTTAGAACATACATCGACCCAGGTATTGTATCAATTTCAGGAACGATTAAGGCGTTCTTCCAAAATAAGGACCTCTTGAATAAAGCGATTAACGGTACAGAATCTAGCTTGGAATTGCGACTTGAACAAGATGACTGGTCGCTTACATTCAAGTTGCCTGAACTTGTATATGAACGACAATCTCCGGGCATCGATGGTCCGCGCGGCGTCAATATTGAATTGCCATTCAAGGCGTACTATCGTGCAGATTCTGGTCGTTCTGCATCCATCATTACATTAGTTAATAATCAAGAACAATACTAGGAGGTGCCAACATGGCATTTGAAGATATCAAAGTAAGAGGCTTAACATTCGCTGAACGTGGTGAATTAATTAAATCTGGTTTAGACCCATTGTATACCCCAGTTCCGGAAGAAGCACCGGATACAGAACGCCTATTACGTTCTCGTGAGCTTGCGCAATGGATTATGCAGCATATCTACGGATTGACTGAAGATGAAATCAACGCAGCACCTGACAATGATCTTATGGAAATTGCGCTTGATACGATGCGTTTTACGCACGAAAAAAAGGCTGAACTCGAAAAAAACTAATTGATGCGTGGAGTTGGCTCAACTCCGATAAGCCGAAATATTGCTCTGATTGTATCAAGATGCAACGTGAGACTAAACAGAATTTTGACTGCTCGGAGTGTGAGTTTAATTCCCCGCATCAATTAGATGGAACGAGACAAGCAATGCGAGTATACAACGCTAGTCGTATGCAGCGACGATGGCATTCAGGCGGTATTGCAGGATTTGATATGCCAGCGGTATTAGAAGTGGCGAAGGCTTACGGCATTGAGCCACTACCGCATCTTATCGACTTACTCGTATTATTAGAAGCCAAAGAATTGGAGGTGGCGCACAAGAATGGCCAATAATTTAATTGATATTGTCGTTCAGCTGACAGATAAGAATACGGAAGCCGGACTCAAGAAAATTACAGCTAGTGCTGAAGGCGCCAAATCCGCCATTGGCAAAATGAAAAATGACCTCATGGCGATAGGTGCCGGTGTCGGTGTTGTAGGCATCGGCGCTAAACTTGCCAAGGAGGC